ATCAGTTGGAGACTTGTAAGGATAAACACTTGTTATCAGTGGATTAGATTCATCAACTGATGATATTGGGATGAATACCGATACTCGGGCATTTGGAACACCAAATCCGTTATTTGCAGTAACCCTCCCAACAACAACACCGTATTCTGAACAACTTCTACTATAAACGTCAGTTTGTTGTATTTTTAACGATAAGATTTCTAAGAACTCAAAATCTTGGTCTAACTGAACATTGATTGTTTTGTTAATACCTAATTCGGTTCTAATTCTATATGACTGACCCATTCAATTCTTTTAATTTATAAATAGTTTATGTGTGATTTTTCAAGTTAACACACACCATATTTAATTATAAACTAGTTAAGCCAGAAATAAACCTGTTAAGAGAAGGTAACTGATTGGAAATTTTTAACCGACACTCGAATATCTTTATTAGGGTATCTAACTTGGTATACTTGAGATGGTTGTGCAAAGATAGTATCATCAACAGTTGAAATTTCTTTAGTTTCAGGGTCTGAATACTCCATAGATGTTTCTGCGGATGAATATTGTCCACCAACATTATTGTAAACATTTAATCCCGCGACTGTTAATACACCATTTTGATTTTGGACAATACTTTTCAACTCAGATAAATAAACATTTTGACCCAACTCTCTTGTTTGAGGATTAAAATATGTTGAAATTCTATCCACAACATCAGCAATAACTTGTCCGGAATTTTGAGCAGAATCTAAAACAATCTGAACATCAATACTTAAATCAATAACCTCAGCAGTTAGAATAGAAATGTAATCATTCATCATTCGGTAGTTTGATAAATAATTTGCAACATTCTGTCTTAAAGTATCAGACACAATACTTGTTAATTTTCCTGAAGTATCATAAGATAATAATTGAATTAATATCTTATTGTTATTTTCCGTAATTGAAACCTTTGCAGGTGCTCCGAACTCAGCCGGCATATTTCTAATAATTGATTCATAATCTTGAACCGTAACCGCTCTTTTTTGTGCTGAGAAGTTAAACGATACGTAGTTTCTAATTTCCTCTAATGACGGTACACCTGAACCTCCAATAGCCGCAGTCACGTTGTTACATCTTAATGAATTAACCACTGATGAGTTTGTTGTTTCAGATGGTCCGTTTACAAAGAAGTTTACAGTACCAATTTGATTAATAACATTTGTCCCTAAATTTGTTGCCAATCCACCACCAACTCGATATTGAATGAATAGTGTTGAGTTAGGAGTTAACGCGGACCCTAATGAGAAATTGTTTGAATATCTTTGTAAATCAATTGTTGCACCAACTGTTGTAAATTGGTCTAATGAATCTTGAGCTGTATTTGTTCCACCACCAAATGTCATTTTTTTAAACCCTTCCGGAGTATATTCTGTTATAAATCTATTAGATGTTTGGATATACTTTCCAACCTTAATACCCGGTTGGTCTGATACTTTTGTTGGGTCTTCGATGAATACTCGGTCTTCCGCAAGTGCATCAACTTCATACCATTTATTAGACGCCCCTAAAAATTCTGAAGTAGATGGAACATTAGTATATTCAGTACCACTTTTTAATAAAACACTAGTTATACCTAATACATTTTTTTCAGGTAAGAATAATTCAAAGAATGGTTTAACATCATTCGGAGTAATAACTCTTTTGAATACTTTAGTAATACCATTAACCACTAATTCTCTTTTAGTTATAGTATAATTAATCAACACATTATTAGCATTGAAGTTTGGTATTTTTAACCTATTAGGGAAACCTTGAGCATTGTATGGTGAAGTAAAATCAACATCATATATGTTTTCAAACACAATACCCGCACCAACTACTTGAGAACCTCTTGTTAAAACCCCAAGATATCTTTCATCTTCTTTATCCCCAAAAGCAGGAACAGTTATTGAGAAATCAACTAAAGATACAGATGGTCTTTGTCCCGGTAATTTTAAACCATAAGTTCGCGCAATATTATAGATGGATGACCTTTGTTGTGCGTATTGTAAAACAGTTTCTTGAATACTTCTATCAATGTGATAGTGTAAGTTATCCGCAACCGCAGCGTTCAAGTCTAAAAACACAGAGAACACAGAAGCGTCGTTGAAGTCCTGTATTAATTCAGGGTAGTAAGTTCTTACATAGTTTAATAACTCAGTTCTTATCCCCTGATAATCTCTTGTAGTATATGATATATTACGATTTGCCATACAATATTAAATATTAATGATAACGAAATCACTCGGACCAAAAGTTGATTTATTGGTTGAGTAATCTATTTTTATTTTTGCGGTATATTCTGAAGTTCCCTTACCCGGAAATCTATAAACTGACGATTCACTACTCCCCACCGTTGCAGTACCCGTTGCTATGTCAACTTCTTCTTGAGGGTCAGCAGGACTTATTGTTATTTGGTTTAATAATAAACCCGGCATGAAGGTACCAACAGCTTCTCGAATGTCAGATTCAATAGCATCAAAAGTTAATCCATCAAATGGTTCAAATAAAAACTCATAAAGTCTCGTACCAAATGTTGGTAAATAATATCTTGAACCTTTTCGAGTCAAAAGTAAGTGGATTAAATCCGCTTTAATTTCTTGTGCCTCAAATTCAGTTAGTTGTAAATAGTCACCTTTAACTGAATCCCTAAAAGGAAAATTAATACCATATGTTGTTCCGTCTGCCATATCTATAATTATAGTGTTATGATTATTTCTTATAAATACCTAAAAATAAAAAATCCCGACATTGCCGGGATTAATATAATTATCGGTAATTTTATTATGAACCACATCCAAAACATTCAAATTCTGAATCTGTTGGTTTTACTGTAGGTTCAACAAGATTCACTTTTGGTTTTTCTTGTTTAATAGTTGGTTGATTCACTTTTGAAATATCAACAGCTAAGTGTTTTGCTCCGGTAGATATCGCTTTAGTTCTAACATAATAACAAAGAGTTTTTAATCCTTTACCCCATGAATGGAAGTGAGATGATGAAATCTTTGATAATGTTGGTTCCGACATATAGATATTCATTGATTGTGATTGGTCAATAAACGGTGCCCTATCAGCCGCCATATCAATAAGTTCCCTTTGAGATATCTCCCAAATTGTTTTATATTTTGGTATTAAGTGTTCAATTCTTTTAACTTTCTTGTTGTAATTTTTATCTTCAACATCAAGATATTGATTAAAATTAATGTTTTGAATAGACCCTTCGTTCATGATAATTTCATTCTTTAAATCTTCACTCCAAACCCCTAATTTTTCAAAATCAGTAATTAAATATTTGTTTACAATAAGAATTTCACCACCAACTACACGACGATTAAATAATGCCGAGTGAGCCGGTTCTGTCATTTCAAATGAACCTGTAATTTTAGCTGAAGATGCCACCGGCATCTGAGCCGTGAATAACGAGTTACAAACACCATATTCTGATACTTTATCTTTCAATCCCATCCAATCCCAACGACCTGATAAATTATCCTCATTCATCCCCCACATATCAAATTGGAATACCCCTTTAGACATTGGTGAACCTTTGAAGAATTTATACGGTTTGTATAAACCTTGTTGACATAAATAAGAACTCTCCGTGATTGCAGCAAAATAGATTGTTTCAAAAATATCTTTGTTAAGTTTCTTTGCCTCTTCAGATGTAAAAATGTAATCCATTAAATAGAATACGTCAGCAAGACCTTGTGTTCCAATTGCAATTGCTCTTTGTTCTAAACCACCTTTTCTACCTTGTTCAGTTGAATAACTATTAATGTCAACAACTTTATTAAGTGCTCTAACAACCTTTCTAACTTCATTGTAAAGTAAGTTAAAATCAAACTCTCCTTTAATAATAAAGTTTTTTAACACCATAGAAGATAACGTACAGATTGCAGTTGTTTCCTCATCAGTATATTGGTAAATCTCATTACATAGGTTAGATTGTTTAATCACCCCGATGTTTTGGTGATTTGTTTTTCTGTTAGCACTATCTTTAGAACATAAGTAAGGAACTCCGGTTTCAACTTGAGATTCAATAATTTTATTCCAAATTGTTTGGGCTTTTACTTTTTTACCAAGTCCAAGTTCTACCGCTTTGTCATAGTTCTTTTCATACTCATCACCATAAGTTTCTTGT